AGGCCCCGGTTCGTGCGGTCCCGGCTTCGGAACCTTCGGCGGCTTCGGCGCCTTCGGCTTCGGCATCGGCTTCGGAGTCGGTATCGGCGTCAGCGGCGCGACCGGCTTGCCGAACGTCACGGCCTTCGCGTCGGTCGTGATGACGAGGTAGCCCTTGTCGGTCAGCATCCCGAGCGTCTGCTGAATACGCGCCTCGGTTTTGGCATAGCGAAGGTGGTGTAGCCAGTTCCTCGAAATGTACTTTTTATCGGGGTTGATCCTGAGGAACTGCTGTTTCCCCGATGACGAGGTGATCGAATAGACACGCGACGCCGCCGGCTGCTTCGCGTCGGCGAGGATAATGTTGCGCGTCGCAGCGGCGTTGATTTCTCCGACGTGCATCACCACGCCTGACGTTTCTGACGTCAGCTTCAGGTCGTTCACCAGGTTGCTGAGCGCGTTCCACTCCCCGGCCTCTGCCGACCGCGCGACGACTCCGATATTTCCGACCGGACGGATCGCCATCTCGGCGGCGTTGAACTGGTATCGCTGGAAGGTCGCCGCATATTCGCCCGTCACGGGGTCGACGAGCTTCGAGGGTATCGGACTGATGAAGTCCTCGCTGAACGGATACGCGTCGATGTATGCCGGATCTCCGACGAGCGTCGGATTCCCTGGCGTCGGATTCGCGAACACCGACTGTGGCCGCGCGCCGACTCCGCGCATCGGCGATCCGCCCTTCGGAACTGGACGCGGCGGGATCGGCGACGTCGGTCCGCCGGCGCGCGGCCACGATCCTCGCGGGACCGACACCGTGTTCGACACTGGAATCGTCCACGACCTGCAGAGGTGGTGGTAAGGAGGCGGTCCGATATTCTGATCGGAGAGTCCGGCGAGGGACTTGTTGTACGCGAACTGGCCGCGGTCGTCGACACGTCCCATCCCGGAGCGGACCACGTCAGCGATCTTCACGCCGTTCCCGGCGAGGATCTGATTCACGCCAGTCTGCGGATCTCGCATCTCGCGAAGGAACGGCGAGCCGACCGTCGGGTCTACCTCGTTGATCGCGCCCATCACCTGTACGCTCGCGACGTGCGTCTCGATGATCATTCCGTCGAGGCACCGACAGGTTTCAGTCGTACGTTCGTCCATGACTGCCTGGACTTCAAGCGACTCGATCCCCACTTCGAGGTAGCCCGTGACTTCAGAATAGGAGCGCGCACGGCTGACTCCGACCGAAGCGACGGTCTTGAAGTATTGGAGGCCGCGCGCCTGCCACGCCTTCGGCAGCTGGTCGCGAAGCTGCTGTGCGATCTGTACCTTCCCGAGTCCATCCTTCAATCCGGCCGTGACGATCTTCTTCGCCTGCCTCGTCAGCTGATCGGAGCGTCGACCAGCGGCGTTCCGCATGAACAGCCCCTGCTGCGACGCGATGTTCCCGATGGCGCGGACGTCCGGCTGCCGGAGCGACAGGCCGATGGTCGGAGTGAAGTTGTCCTTGATGACCTGGCGCGTCGACCGGAACACGTTCGTCAGCGTCGCCTCGACCTTCGTGCGCCACGTCGGCATCAGCTGATTCGCCGCGCTGCCCATCATCGCGCGGAGGTCAGTACGAATCTCTACGAGCTTCCCGGTGAACGCATTCGGTGTCAGCCTGGCCCAGTCGATGTTGAGCGTGGCGACATACTTCTTGAACGCGTCGCCGTACTTGAGAAGTTCGGCGTGCCGCAGCTGTCCTGCGAGGCGGTCTGCGATCCTTCGCTGGTCGAATGGATCTGCCGGAGACATCAACTTCTCGACGAGCCATCCGGTCGACGTCACGATGTGCGGCGCGCCAGCACGGTCTGCCTGGTCAGGCGTCAACGCCTGGAGAACCTCGACCCGCCTGAAGACCGTAGACCGACCCCTGAAGGTCGCCTCCAGGAGGACGACGTCACCATCTGGTAGTGAACGAATCGCGGTTCTGCGCGCCTCCTGGTCGTCCAGGGCGTCGATACGGACGGCAACAGGGGCGCGTCCCGGCCGAAGGACCAGGATCGCCCTCCCCTTCGCCTTCGTCACGTTGCCCTTCCGAGCCCCGGCCTTCCACAGCGCAACAACCTCGTCGGACCCGAGATCGCAGATCGGCTCGAGCGTCATGAATCCGGTCGCCGGAGTGGAGTACGGAGAGATCATTCGTCCTTCAGTCGCGGGACGTACCGTACGCCAGCCCTGCTCAGCTTCTCGGGCAGCATTCGCGGCTTCGGCGTCGGAGCCTCGGCGTGAATCGCCTCGCCGTTCCGGATGGTGAACCACACGGCGCACTTCTGGCAGTGCCCCGAACCGCACTGAACCGGCCTATCGAGCGTCGGCGTTGCCGGACTGTTCAGGATCACGGCGCGCGTGAACTGGAGCGCCGCGCACTTCGGGCATCGCAGGACGATAGCTCCGCTCTTGTGCGCGATGATGTCACCACGTCCGATGCGCGGCTTCTGTTCGAGCGAGTCGACCTTCTCGAGTACGAAGTATGGACCGCTGAACCATTCGGCCATCTATTCCTCCTCTCAGGACATCGGCGGCGGTGGCGGCGGCGACGGCGCCGCGAAGACCCGGCCGACGTAGAGCTTGACGGTGCCGACGAGGTCCGGGTCGAGCGACCTGATCCCCGCACAGAACCCACGGAAGCGCGCCGTACCGTCACGAGTTGTCACGGTCTCCCGCGATAGCGGTGACGAGGTTCCTGGGTTTTCCGGCAGTGGAAGCGGCGGCGTCTGTCCGTTGTATGCGTAATAAATCGCGTACGTCTTCGCGACTGCCGTGACGATCTGCTCGACGGCCGGCGCCACCTTTCCCGAAAGAGCGTTCACGACCATCCCGCCACGAATCGTCCCGAATATAGTGTTGGCGGTGTACTCCGCGGCGTACATCCATTCGTCCTGGGCGACGTAAGAACGCTCGTTCGTCTTCTCGAACGTACACGAGAATTCAGATACCGGATCGCATTCGTCCGGCGGACAGGTCGGCAGCGGAAGGTCCACGGTGAGTTCCTGAACCGAATCCGGGAACGGCGTCTCCGGAATCTCTTCTATTATATCGCCCATCGCTTACCTCCTCCTGTACCGCTCGTTCAGGGTCTTCTCCGATACGATGATGCGTCGTCCCGACGGCGAACCGTTCGCCGTCATGTGGATCATCCCCGTCTCATCGACGTCGACGACGATCACGCTGGCCATTGGATCCGGAATCCCCAACGTCACGAGGTCGATGTTATCGAAGACCTCTCCGATCTTGACGCCGACGTCGCGGCTAAACAGACCGTCGGTCACTTCGGTTCGTCCTCGTCCTTCCCGCTCAGTATCGCCGAGACTTCGAGATCGTATCCGGCCTGGCGGAGTTCGTCGGTCAGAACTGCTTCGACCCTCCGCTGAAGGTCGTCGAGGCGCGCGACCACTCGCGCCAGCTGCGCGGGGTCCTGCTCGGCTGCGTCGTCTTCGTCCTCTGACGGCGCTACCTCGGCGCCACGCCCCATCCCTGTGAGCGTCATCGGCATCGGCCAGTATCCCCACTGCTCGTCGATGACTGCGAGTGTCGTATTCAGCGCGTCGGCGAGTAGCTCGCGGATTTCGTACGGCAGGATTCCGCCGTGCGGCGCGGCCACCTTGATCAGTTCCGCGATCTCCTCCGGCGACCTGGTCGGCGGCGAGTTGCTCTTGAAGGTGTGCAACTTTACGCCGATCCTCGGCAGGACGTACTTGTTGATGATCCAGTCGATGTCTTCTCGCTCTGGGGAAAAGACCTGCGACTCTGCGAAGTCCACAGCCGCGATAGCCGTGGCACGGTTCAGGTCTTTCGGCGTGTAGCCGCGCAGCATCGGCGGGAGTCGGAAGCTCGCGCCGATCCTATCCGCGCTGCGCTCGTCGTACTTCGTGAACGTAGCGTCTAGCTGCTGCGCCTCGCGAAGAGACTCGAACTCTATCGACGGGAGCATCGTGCGTTCTTCGCCCTTCATCTTCATCGGATGCGCCTCGACGACGAGGATCTTGTTGCGTTTTTCTGACCCGGAAAACTCCTGGGTAAGCCGCTGCTCGAGCCTGTCCCTCATGTCCCTCGGCACGCGCCCGCCGGCGACGAACAGGATGCCCGACGGGATCGCCGACGAGTTCAGGTAGAAGTAGTTGGCCTCATCGGCCTCGCGCACACCGAGCACGGCGAGGATGTTCCCGATCCACCTCGGCGGCGGACACGGCGTCCTCGGATCGTGGAGCGAGAAGTAGATCAGCTCGTTCGCCTCCGCCGCCTTCGGTCCCTCGCCTTCGTCATCGACCGGCTTCCGCATCTCTGTCACGGACTCGTACACCTTCCCGGTCGTCCTCGAAATAATGCGTGGATCTCCTGGCGACTTGAAGAACACCTTCTGCGATCCGACGATCTGAACGTACCGACGGAAGCGCCGCGGCACCTTCACCTCGCGACCTTCTGACAGAGGGGTGATCGGGTCCGCCTCGACCGCGTCGACAAGTTCGCCCTCGTCGCGAAGCGGTCGGAGCGTGTAGCCTGGGATGTAGTTCAGCCGCTTGAGTCGTCCGAGACCATCGTTCAGCATCTCCCACGCGCCCCAGCCGTGAGCCTCGATGTCGTACCGCGTGATGCGCCGTAGCTTCGAGAAGCTCATCGACGAGCAGCAGTTCTTGAAGAACGCATCGAACAGGAACGCCTCGCGCCGGATTCGAACAACGAGCTTCTCGATCTCGGCTGCGACATCCTCGTCAGTGACGTCGCCTTGTTCGTCGTCTCCCTGTTCCTCGCCATCCGCCTTGGCTGCCGCATCCATCGCGGCCTCCTCTTCCTCGACCCATCGCTCGATCTGAAGGGCGTTGCGAACGGCGTCGCGCGCCTCCTCGCTTTCGAGGTCCTTCATCCACGGTTCGACCAGGATTGCGCGGAAGCCGTAGCCCTCGATGTTGTTCTGGTAGCTCGCGATGTTCGGCACGAGGTGCGGCGTCAGCTCGATGTAGTTGAGGAGCGACTCGGGATCGTACGGCGGATCAACGGCTCCGACGTCGCCATACGCGTCACGCCGCTCCTTCATGTCGGCGATGGCAGACGGCTCGCTCACCTCTCTGCCAGTCATCACGGCTGCCTTGGCGAGTATTCGCCTGATGTCGACCTGTGCTTCTCCGGTCTTCTTCTGCTCGCTGACGCCGTGGTCGTCCATCACAGAACCTTTCCCGCCGCCACGAGTCGCGTCGTCGCACCGAACGCGCCCGCCACCGTGCAGTTCACACGAAGGTAGTTGTACTGCGCCGCAACGGCACCCTGCCCGGACGCCGCGAGCGCCACGACCAGCGTCCAGTTGTCACCGCTGACGCTTCCCTCGAGCGTCGCTGTGAAGGCAGCGCCGGCGTCGCGGGTGTAGTCATAGCCCTTGTCCGTGAGCTGCCTCGCGTCGACGACCGTCCCGGTACGCGCCTCGACCGTCGTTCCGAGTGCGTCGAGGGGAAACCCCATCAACCTCAATTCTGGCATCGACATCGTGTCCTCCTCAGTTCATCTCGCGTCGGGCGGATTCCATCGCGCTCCTCGCGAGTCGTTTCGTGGCTTCGTCGCTCGTCTCGTCGGCGGCGTCGCGCATCAGGATTCTGATCGCCATGCTTCGGAGGTCGTTCCAGTCCTTCCGCCTCGTCAGCAGGTCCAATGCTTTCTGTATCGCGTTGCGCGCCGTGGCGCTGAGCCTCTTGTCGACAACGTCGCGGAAGAACGCGGCAACGACGCGCGGCTTCGCCTCGTCCGGCATCGCGTGGAAGTCGGCAACCAGGTGCTCGTGGAACGTACCGTCCTCCAACTGTTTCGCCGTCTCGGCGCAGATGCGGTCGAGCTCGTCCGGCTTTACGCCCCCTGCCCGCGACACGCAGCGGCAGATGACCGGGATGCGCTGCTCGCCGTTCCCGTCGCCGAGGTCGGCGCGCTTGTAGCCGACAATTCCACGACCGTGGCAATGACCGCAGCCAGGCTTCGCCTTCGACGTGTCGATGTGCGACGCCAGCCTGACCCGCGGCGGCGGAGCTTCTCTCCTGTGCTTTCTGTCGTCATCCATCAGGCAGTCCCACCTTCCTCGCCTCAGCTATCCACCATCTGCGGAAGCAACCCCGGCACTTCGTCTTCCCCATCTCGCCCTTCGTGTGCCTGCAGATCGTCGGCGCGGTTGCCGTTCCGTCTTCCGCCCTCGCCTTCACTCCGGCGCCACGGGCGATGGCCTGGAACGACTGGCCAAGGACTTCGAGACGCACGAGGACTCGGACCCGTGGAAGGTCTGCGTCATTCACTACCAGAGGCACCATGAGGCCGTACCGCCCGCTCCCGCCGTCGGCCGACGGTAGGATCGCGAACAGACCGGGGCGACGCTTGGCCGCGTCCTGCCAGTCCTCGTCGCACTCCTCGATATCCTCGAGCGCCCGGTCAATCCTGGCGTCAGAAACGTCAACCTCGCAGCCACCAGGGAGCTTGAGACGCAGCCCAAGGACCCGTTCCCACTCGTCGTCGTCTACGAGGGCCACGATGTCATCGGTGAGCGTCACGAACGCCTTGCCCTTCAGCCGTCGGTAGGGATGCTCTGTGATTTCCACGGTCATCGTCGCACCTCCGATGTCGAACCGCGTGAACGAGGAACCGGTGTCCGTATCAACGAGCGCGGCGCGGTTAGAAAAGGTATCCATCATCATCGTCCTCGCCGAAGTGGATTTCAGGTACATTCTCGCCGTCGTCGGCGTCCACGTCAAGGAAGTGCGTGCGGGCTGCTCCGACAAGCTGGCTGAAGGCATCGACCATGTCGTCATGCTTTCCGAAGGGGAACTCGATCAGCTCGTCGACTAACGACCCGCGCGAACCGTCGAACCGTGAGGCGTTCGGGTCCAGGTGCGCTGAGAAGATTACCTTGCCCTTCTCGAGCAGCGGCGTCGTTCCGAGCAGCCGCATCTGCTTCGACATCTTCGGCTTCGTCACCTTCACGAGCGAGGTCATCTCCGGGTACTCGTTCATCACCCACTCGTCTACCGTCGCCAGGCCCGCCTTCTCGATCAGAACCTGCCACGGCTCGTACGTCATCGCCT